ACGCGCTGATCGTTTGGTGCCTGGACCCAAAAAACCCTCTTCTCCTTCAATGTATAAAATTTTGGATGTCATACACGATAAAAGCGATCATGGACTCTATAGAGCAAACGTTATTCGTTTAAAAGCTAGTGGCAAAATGATTGAGTGTTTTGAATTAGCTATAGATTTACTGTTAATGCTTACAACTGAACAGCGACAAATAATATGGTCAAGAGCAAACAACTACTCTTATAGTGAAATTGGTAAAATGCTTGGAGTTGAACGCCGAAAAGTTAAAAGGCTTTATCTTGATGCTTTATTTGATTGTGAAGCAAAAGTTAAAAAGAATAAAGATTTGCTTGCCAAAGTTGACAAAATTCACTAGGCAAATCAAATATAATTGTTTTGTAGTATGCCTGGACATAATAAACAGTTACAGCAATGCGAAAGCATAGCACGAAGCACCAAAGTTAGATGCAGAGCCAAAGGCTGGCTTAAAAAAAATTCAAATAAATATAGATGCAAAAATCATGGTGGACTTTGCAAAGGTCAAGTTACTTTGCAAGGTAAGATTAAAGCATTAAAAAATTTAGTAAACTTTAAAAATAAAACAGACTTAGAGATTGAGAATTATGTTAGACAAAGAATTAGAAATAATTGAAAAGTTAGAGAACGGGGAGACATTAACTAGAATAGCAAAAGAAAAAGGTTTCCCATCGCTCTCACAAATTTATAAGTGTATGCGTTCTGATGACGCTTTACATAGAAGAATTACAAAGGCTAGAGAAGTAGGCAGTTATTCGCATCTTGATAAAATACAAGATATGTTATCAGAGCCACAGGACCCTAAATACTTTCAACAACAGAGAGAGGCTGCTCATCATGCAAGATGGTTAGCATCTAAATTATTAAGTAATACTTTTGGCGATAAAGTTAAATCAGAAATTAAACAAGATCAAAAAATAACTATTTCTTGGAAGTCTAACAAGAAGCCAGAGATAGAAGATAAAGCTGTAGAAACCTCATTATTAGCTGAGTCAAAATAACGCATTAACATTCTTGTCAATAGATGTTGACAGATTGGCATACGCTATGTTATTAATAATTATCAACTAAAAAAAGGAGATAATTAATGACAAAACTACCAAACAAATATCTTCCAGACTTCACTAAAAAAAAAGTAGATATGTTAACAGCTGCTAAAATGTTTAAAGCAGCGATTGACAAAATTTGTGAAGATGCTGGGATGCAGCCATCTTATGAAACTAACATGGCAACTGCTGAAGATTACGGCTACGGCGATGATAAAACAATCGTTGTTAACTTTGAGGCTGGTCCCTTTGATTGGGGAGTAAGTTACTCAATGGGTTCAAATCCTAAAAGTTATGACCCAGGTAACAATATACAAGATTGGTACCTTGAATGTTATTACGGGTTTGATGTTATGTTTGTCTCAACTTTAGAAAACGCACCAAGTTTCAAAAGCATTAAAATAGCTGATGCTCCAGAAAAAGATATGAGACCAAAAATGGATATTGTTATCCAGGAAGGAGTGGCAGCTTAATGAAATTAATGGATAAATTTCCAGGCTACTTTTTAAGAAGATCAAAGATTGCTTTTGAAAATGCTAAATCAAGAGGAATGTATAATCCAAGTGAGTGGATGTATATGTATACCAAAGGCGATTTAGATTACTTCAAAAACATTATTTCAAGAGAGTATAAAACCTTTTATTACTCTGAAGTTAATTTGGAAGGAGTAACAGTTTAATGATTAAACAAATTATAGAAGGCTTTGCTTTCTTTTATACTTTAACTGCAGTCATAACATTAATTTTAATCCTGGGGGTGCTATGAACAACGACAAGAACAATACTAAAAGCTTTGGAAGGCATCTTGAGCCTTTAAAGCCAGAGACTGAAACTTTTGAACAAGAGGTTAAAGAATACTTAGAAGAGCAGCTTGGTCAAGAGATTGAGAACCTAAAAGTTTATAAAAGCTATAACTAAGAAAACCAAAGACAAAAAGAAAAAGATTACCAAAAAGAAAAATGCCAGATTGTTTCAAATACGCTGAATATTATCACGAACCTTTACTAAAACAATTTGGTTTACATTCTGAACAGACTAGAAAAGTTGCATGTAATTCATTGAACGTACAGAGTTCCGCGCGCGTGTCATGGGTTTCGGCTGCATTTAATTTCTTTAAACACACAACAAACACACAAAAGATTAAATAAACGTTGCTATTATTAGCATGCGTGTAGGTATCATACCTACGAGCATGGTTTAGAGCTGGCTTTTTGATTTTGCCTGGCTGTTTTTGAGAAAATTTTATGGGGTGTACCCAAAAAACAACGCGCAACTTCTACGACATATATATTGGGACTACCACCCACACAGACACACACAGACATTATGACAGACAAATTAATTGAAGTTGAAGATAAATTACAGTCGCTGGTTTTTATAGACGAAGAGACTAACGCAATAGTAATTCATGTTTATGGATTTAGTGAGAGGCAGATCGCATTAGATTTTGCAGCTAAGATGTTAAAGAAAGCTGGAGTTAATTATACCCCGCTACAAGATTTATTTAATTTACCACAGACCCTTAACTAATGTTTAATATAGAGCCAGTAAAGAATACTACTATAGAGCTGGATTATAACCCAAGACCGCAACAGGAATTGTTGCATGACAAATTAGAAAAGCACAGATTTGCGGTTCTAAATTGCCACCGCAGATTTGGTAAAACAGTTGCAATCTTAAATCATCTTATAAGATCAGCGCTAAACCACCCGCTGCCAAACCCAAGATTTGCGTATATAGCGCCAACTTATAAACAAGCTAAGAACGTAGCCTGGGATTATATTAAACAATTTACCGCTTCAATTCCTGGAGTTAAATATAACGAAACGGAATTAAGATGTGATCTACCGAATGGTTCAAGAATAACTTTATTATCTTCGGAAAACCCCGATAGTTTACGAGGAATATTTTTAGATGGTGTTTGTATAGATGAGGCAGCTCAAATAGCTCCTAAGCTATGGAATGAAATTATAAGACCCGCTTTATCAGACAGAAAAGGATTTTGTTATTTTATCGGTACTCCTGCCGGTATGAATAATTTTTTTTACGATATTTACCAATACGCTTTAAAAGACCCCGAGTGGTTAACATTTACAGCTCCAGTTAGCGAAACAAAGCTAATTGATGAAAAAGAATTGCAAGCTGCTAAAGACCAAATGGGAGAGGCAAAGTATAAGCAAGAATTTGAATGTGATTGGATTGCAAATATAGAAGGTTCTATTTATGGAAACTTAATTGCAGATTCAGAAAAGAATAATAGATTAACTAAGATTGAATACGACCCGGCACTTCCAGTAGATACCGCATGGGATTTGGGTCATGCTGATAGTACCGCTATTATATTTTTTCAAAAGCTTGGCAATACAATTAGAATTATAGATTACTACGAAAACAATCGTGAAGGCTTACCGCATTACATTAGTCTGTTAAATAAAAAAGATTATGTTTACGGAAAACATTATGCGCCACACGATATAGAGGTTACAGAATTTTCTACAGGTAAGACAAGAAGGGAAGTAGCATATCAACTTGGTGTAAATTTTAAAATTTTACCAAAGCTACCTATTGAAGATGGAATACACGCCGCGAAAATGTTATTGCCGCGTTGTTACTTTAGTTTAGATACTACTAGACCATTAATAGACGCTCTTCGTCATTATCATAGAAGATACAATGAGAAGATGAAAATGTATCATGAGAAACCAATTCATGATTGGAGTTCACACGCTTGTGATGCTTTTCGTTACTTAGCGATTGCAATTGAAGAGTTGCCATCAAATACAAACTTAAACAAATTATTCCCGAAAACAGATTCGGAATATTCAATACATGGAAGATAAATTATGGGTTTCTTAATGCCAAAAATGCCAGCGATGCCGGCACCACCAATAGCTCCTGCTGAGCCACCTGCATATAACGATGCGGAAAAAGCTGCAGAAGTTAAAAGAAAACTGGATGCAATTGAACGAAACAGAATGGGAAGAGAAAGTACAATATTAACTACTTACCAGGGGTTAGACGACACAAGCTTAACTACTGATAAGAAAACTTTGTTAGGAGCTTAGTATGGGTGGAGCATTACCAAAACAAGTTATATCTATATTTTCAGGAAATTCTAAACCTGCAGCACCTGCAGCACCTGCACCAATAGTTACGCCTACAAAAGCAGAAGTATCACAATCGCAAGCCGCAGCTGCTTCCGCTTTAGATGCTAAGAGACTTACAAACGAACAAGGCAGAAGCTCAACAATTCTTACAGGCTCACTTGGAGCAACAGATACGGCTGAAATTAAAAAAACATTACTAGGAAGTTAAAATGCCAATAAACAAAAAAGCAAAAGATATTTTAGATAGATATGGTTCATTAAGAACTCAAAGACAAACTTGGGAGTCGCATTGGCAAGAAGTTGCAGATTATATGCTTCCTAGAAAAGCAGATATTACTAAATCAAGAAGTCAGGGAGATAAGAGAACCGAATTAATTTTTGATGGTACAGCAACTCATTCTTTAGAATTGTTAGCAGCATCACTTCATGGAATGTTAACTTCAACTTCATCGCCATGGTTTTATTTAAAATTTAAAGATGACGAAGTTAATAGCGATGATGATGCAGTACAATGGTTAGAAAAATGTACTAGCTCAATGTATCAAGCTTTTAACCGATCAAATTTTCAACAAGAAATATTTGAATTATATCACGATCTAATTGCTTTTGGTACAGCAGCATTATTTATATCTGAGGATAACGAAAACGATTTAAGATTTAAAAATATTCATATTTCAGAAATATTTATTACTGAAAGCGAAACTGGAATTATTGACAGCTTAACTAGAAAATTTAAATTAAAAGCAAAAAACATAACAAGCATGTTTCCTAAAGCACAGCTTCCTAATGAATTAAAAAAATTAATTGAAAATTCTCCACAAGATGATGTTTCAATTATTCATAGTGTTTATCCTAATACAGAATATGCAGAACCAGGTTCATCTAAAAGATTTATTTCTTGTTATGTTCATGAATCTTCAGGAGCATTATTATCTGAAAAAGGATTTGCAGAATTTCCTTATGCAGTTCCAAGATATTTAAAATCTTCAAACGAAATTTACGGAAGAAGTCCAGCAATGAACGCATTGCCAGATGTTAAAATGTTAAACACAATGTGTAAGACTTCTATTCGTGCAGCTCAAAAACAAATAGACCCACCTTTAATGGTTCCAGATGATGGCTTCTTAATGCCTATTAGAACTATTCCAGGCGGTTTAAATTATTATAGATCAGGAACAAGAGACAGAATTGAACCTTTAAACATTGGAGCTAATAATCCAGTTGGTAACCAAATGGAAGAACAAAGAAGAAAACAAGTTAGAGAAAACTTTTTTGTAGATCAGTTAATTACTTCTCAGGGTCAAACAATGACTGCAACAGAAGTTGTGCAGCGTAATGAAGAAAAAATGAGAATACTTGGTCCAGTTCTTGGCAGATTACAGTCTGAGTTATTACAGCCACTTATTACTCGTTGCTTTAATATTTTATTGAGAAATAAAAAATTTCCAGAAATGCCTGCGATGTTAGGTAATACAAATATTGAAATTGAATATGTATCTCCATTAGCTAAAGCTCAAAAAACTGGAGAGCTGCAAGCATTAATGAGAGGCTTTGAAATATTTGGAAGTTTACAAAACGTTGCTCCTGTATTTGATTATTTAGATACAGACGCTGTAGTTACTTACATTAAAGACGTTTTAGGTTTCCCTGCAAAAATTTTGAAAACGAAGTCGCAAGTAGGAGCAATAAGAAAACAAAGACAAGCTGAACAGCAACAACAGATGCAATTACAACAAATGCAACAAGTTGCTCAAGCAGCTGGTCAAGCCGCTCCCGCTGCAAAAGTTTTAATGAATGAATAAAGAAATAAACGACAATATAAAAATATTTCAACGAGTTTTTAAATCCCCAGACGGCGAAAAAGTTTTGGAAGATTTAGAAAAGAGATGCAATGTTTTCACGACTTCTTTTAGTAACGACAGTCATGAAACTGCATTTAGAGAGGGACAACGTAGTGTTGTTCTTTTCATTAAATCAACACTCAAAAAACAACCAAAGGAGTAAATAAATGAGTAGTGAAATACAGGCAACACAAACGGAACAGCAAACGATTGTGTCTGAAATACCTACAACTAATGCTGCGACAACAACACCAACTTCAGTAGACTGGAGATCAAGTTTACCAGAAGAATTAAAATCAGAAAAATCTTTATCTAGTATTACAGATATTGCTGGTTTAGCAAAAAGTTATGTACATGCACAAAAATTAATTGGCGCTGATAAAATTCCAGTTCCAAATAAACATGCAACTGAAGATGACTGGAACGCAGTATATGAAAAACTTGGTAGACCAAAATCAGCCGAAGAATATAAATTAAATGTTCCTGATAATATTAAGTCAGATGAAACAGGTATTAAAAACTTTTCATCTACAGCTCATAAATTAGGATTACTTCCTAGACAGGCAGAAGGTATTTTAAAATACTATTCAGATTTATCTGCAGCCGCTATGAATGATGCTAATACTAAAGCAATGACTGGTAGAAAAAGTGCAGAAGAAAACCTTAAACAAGAATGGGGTGCTGCATATAATCAAAAATTAGAAGCTGCTGGCAAAGTATTTAAAGAATACGTTGGTGCAGATTATCAAAATCTAATTTTACAAGATGGAACAAAACTTGGAGATAACCCAGCAATTGCTAAAGCGTTTGCTAAAATAGCCGAGTCTTTAGGAGAAGATAAGTTAGTGTCTAATACTGGACCAAATTATATGACTCCAAATGAAATTCAAAAACAACTTAATGAAATAACAGCTCCAGGAACTGCTTATCATAATAAGTATCATCCAAATCATGATGCTGCTGTTCAAGAGGCTTTTCAATTAAGAGAGATGCTACATCCTAATAAAATAAAGGCTAAAGCATAATAAAGAATTTACTTGATAAAGTTTAATAACTTTATTAAGCGAATAAAATTCGGATAATCGTAAGACCCGATTGGCGCTTTGGAAAGACAAAGCAACGAGAGTTGTAAAATCAAGGATTGCGACCCTTACAGGATAATCGTTCCGCATATCACAAAAAATAAACAAACAACTAATGGAGACAAATAAATGTCAACTCAAATAACTACAGCTTTCGTTGAGCAGTATTCTGCCAACGTAACTATGTTATCACAACAAATGGGTTCCGTACTTCGTTCAGCTGTTGATGTGGAAACAATTAAAGGAAAAAATGCTTTTTTTGACCAAATCGGTAGCGTAACAGCGCAAGTAAGAAGCTCTCGTCATGGTTCAACACCTCAATTAGACACGCCTCACTCTAGAAGAAGAGTTAGCTTGGCTGATTATGAGTGGGCTGATCTCATTGATGATTTAGATAAAGTAAGAATGTTAATTGACCCAACTTCTGCCTATGCAAAAGCTGCTGCTGCTGCAATGGGAAGAGCTATGGATGATGTTATCATTACTGCTTTAGGTGGTTCAGCAGACACCGGCGTTAGCGGTGGTACAGCTGTTGCACTTCCTTCTAGCCAAAAAGTATCTACTGCTGCTCAAGCAGATGGTTCTGGTTTAACAATTGCTAAATTAAGATCAGCTAAGTTTATCTTAGATAGCAACGATGTTGACCCTTCACTTGCTAGATACATTGTAGTTAGTCCAAAACAAATTCAAGATTTGTTAGCGACTACAGAAGTAACTTCAAGCGATTTTAACACAGTTAAAGCGTTAGCTACTGGTCAATTAGATTCTTTCTTAGGATTTAAATTCTTAGTTTCTAACAGATTAGCATTAGCTAATACTGATGACAGACTTTGTTACGCTTTCGCTGCTGATGCTATTAAATTAGCAATCGGTAAAGATGTTACAGCGAGAATAGATGAGAGAGCAGACAAATCGTATGCTACTCAAGTTTACTACTCTATGGCAATCGGAGCTACAAGAATGGAAGAAAAAAAGGTAGTTGAAATACCTTGCGACGAATAATCATTCGTTAATTCTTTAGGGGTGGGGGAGCAATCCCCCATCTTTTAAAATGAAAACAATAAAAGAAATTGAGTCTGTAATACATTTTCAAAAAGGAGATTATATTTACAGATACATATTAGTAGACAGATTTAAACATACACAAAACGCTCATCATGGTTTTGATAAAAAACTAGAAATGACTGAAGCAGAAATTTTTGAAAACTTAAAACCAAGAACTTTAAAAAGAAAATATATTTATAAACCGGAGAAATAACTAATGGCATCAATAGTAGAAATTTGTAACTCAGCTTTAAATCAATTAGGAGCTAGTACAATTTTATCTTTAACTGAAAATTCTAAAAACGGAAGAATTTGTAATTCAAGATATGATACAGTAAAAGACGCAGTATTAAGATCTCATCCATGGAATTGTGCAACTAAAAGACAAATTTTAGCACAAGATATAGAGACCCCAGCATGGGGATTTACTTATCAATA